GATGCAAGTTGCCACGCCGTTTGCCGCAAGTGTTCGTGACCCCGTAGTTCCTGCTGGACTCAGTCGCATCGTATCTGTCGTAATGGCAATGGTCACCACACCAGCGCCGTTTTGATTTACAAACGTAATCGCAGTTCCAATCGGAAAAGCAACGGAACTATTTGCAGGAATTGTAAATGTCCGAGCAGTAGTATCTGCTGATGGATGAAGAATGTGCTTACCAGAATCCGCGAGAACAAGCGTATAGGCAGTAGATTGAGAGTTCTGCGGAATATTTCTGAATCCTATTGAACTCGTTCCGTCAGCCGTACAGTTTGAAAGATCCCCAGATGTTGGCGTCCCAAGAACAGGCGTTACTAAGGTAGGAGATGTAGCAAAAACTAATGCCCCACTACCCGTTTCATCTGTTACTGCGGCGGCAAGATTGGCTGAAGAAGGCGTGCCTAAAAATGTTAATACATTAGCGCCCGTGGTTGTTGAACTAATTGCCGTGCCTGATCCACCGCCTATTAACAATGCACTGGCGGCCAGCGTTCCAGACTGAGAGACTAGACCGCCTGTCTTATTAAGCTCTGAACCAAGTGCTGTTGCTACCAATCCGCCGGTTGTCGTGTCCGTGCCTAGTCGAGCGCCAATCAACTGAACGGCAGGCGTCCCAGCATTGTCCTTGTAAAACAAACGGCCATCGTTGTAGTTAATGGCAAGCTCACCTGCATTGAGATTGCCAGCCGTTGGCGCTGCTGAAGCAGTTGAGCTTCTGTAAATCTGAATCGGCGTGTAATTGGTTGCTGGCATGTCTATCTCCGCGAAACGATCATCATTTTAAGCTGCCTTGTCTAAATGCAAAAGCCCAATCAGAGCTTCTAAAACGACTTCTGGCGCGACAAATTTACTGGGGTCATGCTCATAGCACTCCCACCACAAAAACTGATTCTGAGCGAGATTGGCTCGGTCCTTGAGCAGGTTGATGTTCTCTGGGTGGCCAAAGATCTGCGGGTCCGATACCGACCAAAGCACAATGCCTGGCTTGCCCTCATCCCACCCTAAATGCTGCATGAAGCTATCGCACGCAATCCATGTCGTGCATTGCCTCACTAACTGACGCAGCGCTTGAACGGGCAGGTTCTTGCGAAAGTCTAGCACCAGTTGCTGCTCACCCTCAACGCCCACCTGAATGACTGGGCCGGGCAAGTGCGGGATCAGCGCATCCCAAAACGGATAGTCCTTGGGATTGCGATTGCCGTTGTTAAGCTTCTTAGCAAAGGGCGCTATCAAAATCATAGATACATCTTCCTATAAGCACCTTCCAAGCTTGTCTTCCACTTCCAGCGGTCCATCTTGGCATAGATGTTATACATCTCGATGTCGCCAAATAAGTCTTTAGCCTCAGCAATCGACCTGCAGGGAATGATCTCAGGATAGCAGCCAAACACCAACGGGTTCTTAATCTCAGGCAAGACATGTGTAAATACGATGTGGTCGCCCATGCCGTTGTTGAGTACCACAATCGTATGATCTTTGTGCGCTAGCATGTTGCGAAAGATCTGCTCATCATGCGCAAACATCTCTTGTTTATCTTCCATGCGAATACCGCCAGACGGCGCTTTCAGATGCCAAGTCACCGCATCAGGAACTACAAGCAACTCATATCCCTTTTGCTTTAAGCCAAAGCTAAAAAGCGTTTCTTCTCGATGCGCGACGCGAGACAAGCCTAAGTTGTAGTCGTAGACCCCTGCTCGATACAAGAAACTGCAATGCAGATGATCCACGCGCTTGATCTTGTTGACCCGCTGCCATTGTGAATTGGGTTCATGATCAATCGCTTCAATTTTACCTGTAGGGTTAGCCTCTTCAAAGTAATTGGGTGGCATGAGTACTGAGCCGCCCACACCACCAACTTTGGGTCCTGTATGCGCTAGCAAAACCTCAAGCACGTTTGGCTCAGGGATAGCATCATCATCCACGCGCCACACCCAATCAAAACCCATGCAGTTGGCCATTTGATGATTGTGATGCTGGCCCTTCTTGCCGGCCCAAAGCCACTCCCAAGCAATCTTCTTGGCATCCATCATCCAATATAAGTTCTTGTATATCGGATCGCTACGCAGGTCTTGATTCTCGTCGTTATCATCAAAGATCACGATCTTGTCTGGCTTGCGGGTTTGGTTCATCACCGCCTGCAAAGCCAAAGGCAGCGTCGTATGTGACCGCCCCCTGGTAGAGACTGAGCACAAAACGCTAGGCATGCCAGCGTCCAATCAGCAAGTTAAGCCTGTTTTGATCGTCAATCTGCTTGGGCACGGCTGAGATGTTGCCTTGCTCGTCAATGTAGTTGAACTCAAAGCCAGGAAAGTGCGATTCATTCAAGCCATGCAATTTGTGATGCGGACCCCAAAAGCCTACCGGCTCATTCATGGGCACGGTAAAGAGCAAGGTCTTGCAGTGCTGCTTAAGCTTTTGCAAGACTTCCAAGCCGTTATCAAGGTGCTCAATGACCTCAAAGGCGATGATTGTGTCGTACTGCTGCAGGTCATACTTGTTAATGTCGGCATGCACAAACTGCGCCTTAGCGCTCCAACCCTGCTCCTTGGCCACATCGACAATAATTGGATCGTAATCCAGGCCTGTGTATTCCACGCCTTCAGGCATGAACTGCACGCCGTAACCGCTTGAGCAGCCAAGCTCAAATACGCTATTGCCTTTTACATGCTGCGCTGCCCACTGATAGCGCGTCACTTCCCGCGGGAAGACTTGATCTCCCTTCAGGAAGACGGCACGCTCCCAATAGTTCGACAAGCGCCAGCGATACCAGTCCGGGTTGAACTTCTTGGCAAGCTTGAGCGAGTTGCGCAGGAACACGTCGTTGTAGTCGGGCACAAGCGACGTATCGAGCATCGTGCCCTCACCCTTGTGATAGATCGGAAACGCGCCCGTAAACTGGTTGCCGCTCCACTCCTTGGGCGAGCATTCATGCACCTCAAAACCTGCCATCTCAGCCTGGATGCAGAATTCGGTATCTTCACCGCCGCCAATACCGTATTCGGTATTTAATAACCCAATTCGGTTAAACACACTGCGCCTAATCATCACGCAAAAGAACACCGCAAAGTCTCGGCCTGCAGGCTCTGATGGTCCTTTGATCACGCATGAGATGCCGCACTTCTCGTGATGCGCAAATGGCTGATTGAGCATGTCCAGCCACTGGCTTTTATTCTGCGGTAGCAGGACTGTGTCGTTGTTGAGCAATACGATGCGATCTGTGCGCGTAGCCACAATCCCTGCATTGCATGCACCTGAATAGCCTAGCGGCTGATCATTCCAAACAACCTTGATGTGCTTATCAAAGCCGATGCTTGCAAAGCGAGTCGATAGTTCTTGCAGATAAGCCTGTGTGCCGTCTGTGCAACCGTTGGCAGAGATGACCAATTCAACATCGGCCATGTCCGTATATTTAAAAATGGACTCTAGACAAGGCTTTAGCAAATCATCGCAATGGTTATACGTTGGGATGACAATTGAATACTTCATTAGAACGTCCCGCCGTCTATGCCGCCTGTGATTGCGTTAGTGCTGCCGTTTACCGACAAGCCCGCATCGACCAGAACTGCTTGACTGCCTGTTGTTGAATTTGCAGCAAACAAAATAAAACCTGCTGACGTACTTGCTGTGGTTGTCACGTTGGTAGGTGGCGCACCCGAAAAGCCACTAGTTCCCGAGTAACCACTGAATCCAGAAATCCCTGAATAACCCGAAAATCCTGACGTTCCGGAAAACCCGCTAAACCCAGAAATGCCACTAAAACCAGAAATGCCTGAGCCAGAAAAGCCAGATCTTCCTGAAAATCCAGAAATGCCACTAAATCCCGAAATGCCACTAAAGCCCGAAATGCCACTAAAGCCAGATATGCCCGAGCCGGAAAATCCTGATCTTCCACTAAATCCAGATATGCCACTGAACCCTGAAATCCCTGAAAATCCGCTAAATCCTGAAATTCCAGACCCAGAAAAGCCAGATCTTCCTGAAAATCCAGAAATACCTGAATCACCAGAATATCCAGAAATTCCAGAAAATCCACTTGTACCGCTATATCCCGAAATTCCCGAAAACCCAGAAATGCCACTAAATCCTGATGTGCCACTAAATCCAGAACTGCCACTAAACCCAGAAATACCCGAGTAGCCTGAAAAGCCCGATGTACCGGAAAATCCGCTAACACCGGAAAACCCAGAGATGCCAGAAAAGCCCGAGATGCCTGAAAAGCCACTTATGCCTGAGTAACCTGATATGCCCGAGTACCCACTCGTGCCTGAAAAGCCTGAAATACCGGAGCCCGAATATCCCGATATGCCTGAGCCTGAGTAGCCTGAAATCCCTGAATACCCGCTGATACCTGAGAATCCAGAAAAGCCAGAAAAACCACTGACACCAGAAAATCCGCTGATGCCTGAATATCCAGAAACCCCGGAAAATCCAGAAATGCCAGAAAATCCGGAATAACCACTTATCCCCGAGTAGCCCGAAATGCCACTAAATCCTGAGATGCCAGAAAATCCTGAGTAACCTGACGTTCCATTGAATCCTGACACGCCACTAAAACCTGAAGCGCCGCTAAAGCCTGAAATACCTGAAAAACCAGAGATTCCTGAATAACCAGAAATGCCGCTATAGCCCGACAATCCTGTCCATGCGCCAGCTACAACCCCTTCATAAATCCCCAGATCCGTGTTGTATCGGATCATTCCATTCTGCGGCGAAGATCGCTGCACGGTTGTGCCAGCAGGAATTTTTACTGATCCCGTGCCTGGCAATATTGGGTTATCAGAAATGCCTATCGTAGGGTCTGCGCCATCACCCGTGCCATTGGCAACATCAATCTCACTTGCCGTGCCCTGAAGTGTTACCACCCCAATTGCATTGCCTGATGTGCGTGAAATTAAGCCTGATCCCGATGACAATGCTAAATCTAAAACAAGGCCTGATAGCAATACTGTAGGGTTCCCCGCTATCCCATCGCCATCAGTTACGCTTAAGCCCGTGGTTCCGGCTTGAATAGAGCGGTTTGTAAGCGTTGTTCCGTTAGTCTTGACTTGGATGCCAGCCGCTGAATTTACAAGGCTTGCAGGCGCTCCTGCTAAGGCTATGGCCATGGTTGAGCCAGCGCCATTGTCAGTTACGGTGATGCCGCCGCCAGTGGTCGTAAGCTGGCGAGCATCAGTAAGCGTGCCCTCACTCGTTGCGGTGATGAAGCTGTAATTTGTTAGCGTCGGCGATGCGGCAATATCTGCTACGGTAGTCTGTACCGTAACACCGTCCTGTACGATGGGTACTGACTCAGTTCCTAATAGCGGGCCAGCCTGTGGTAATTGCGTAATGGTCTGATTGGGCATAATTACGGGCTC